GCTATAATCTTTCTTGGTAAGAGCCAAACTCAAAACACTTTTCAAAACTTGGTGACGTCCGGCCTTTGGTTTCTCAACTCTAGGTATTTAAACTATAAAGTTTCGCCTAAAGTGCAAATTAAACGGGCAATCAGCCAAGATAATCGAGAGTTTAGAGGAATCTCTAATCCGGTTGATGCTTTAAAGTCATACTTTGAAGAGTTGGAGACAATCGTACACAAAGGCTGGACAGTAAAAACCTATCTACGCAAAGATGGCGTAAAGTTGAAAGACAGCTCGGTCATAAAAAGTCCACTTATACAAATGTACTTTAAAGAGGCTATTATCTATCGAAATGAAGTCTATGGAAACTATGCTGACCTCAAGCCGCAATCAATCGCAAAAGTTAGGTCATCATGGGGTATATGGTCTAATCAAGTAGGAAAGAGGGTCGCTCTTTTGGTTTATCCTCCTGAGTATAATCCAAATTCAGGTATTGGTGTTTTTCCGGATGATTCACGAACTGAGCTATTATGGAGAGACAACGCTCTGACAGCTCCCACAAGTCAGCTTCCTCTTGAGGAGCTCCGCGAGCAATATCAAAAGCATATGCCGGAGAAAGTCAGAGACCTCCTTGACGAGATCTCTCTTGATGAAATGACTTCTGACAAGAAATCAAAAGCCGCTTCTATGATTGGGAAATGGACGAAGGTCCCGAAGGATAACTCAAGAGTCAAAAGGGGCGCTGGAGTTTTGGTGTTCGATCCTAATGGACAACTCTTTGGCTCAGATGGAGTTGAGACGATCGGCTCTTTAAGTGGAGATCAGAACACTAGCCATACTGATCGAAATGAAAACATTGATAAGCCGAAAAGGAAGAAGAAAGAGAAGACTCAAGAAGAGCTAGAGAGAGAGGAAAAACTAAAGCGAGCGAGAGAGCAGAGGAAGAGAGCAATGAATGAACCTCCTCAAGTAATCTTTAAAAACCAAAACGATGAAGATTCAGAGGATCGCTTCAAGGTGACACTCGAAACAGGTGAGCAGAGTTGGGAAGCTGCTTATTATCAGCCATTGGTCAACGGCACCCAAGGAAACAAACTCTATGTGAACCGAGATCATCCTTGCTTCTATTCTTATCAAACGATGGTCATGGCAGAAGTAAAGAGCAAGGGGAAGGTGATCTCAAGAGGCGTAGCACAACACCATTTCATAGAGCCTTACTTTGTGGAGTTCGGCGGCTGCCCTATTCAACAGATTAAAGGATATGCCCAACCATCAACGATCACAACTCTCCTCAGTCCCGAGCGCTTGACCCAATCGTTCACAGGTCATCACTTCCATTTAAAATCAAACATCACTGGTGGAAGTCTTAAACTCTTAAAAGCATTTTTGAGAAAATCTCACTTGGTTGAGGAATCAGCATGACCGAAGAGCAAAGAGAAAGACGCCGGCTCTATATGCGAGAGTATCAGCGAAGGAAAGCAGCTGAGGAGACACCTCAAGAGAGAGAGGAGCGTCTTGAATACTTGAGGAGTTATTATCAGTGGAAGCGTATGTCTGAGACACCTCAAGAGAGAGAGGAGCGTCTTTACTCCCAGAGGATAAAGGCGAGAGTAAGGTTGATGAATGAGACACCGAAGCAGAGAGAGAAGCGGCTCAAGAGGCAGAGAGAATATCAAAGACGAAGACGAGCAATGAGGAGACTGAACAATGATCTATGAACTTTATCATGACGGTGTTGGCTCGGTGGAGCTCATTGATCATATGGGGGATGACAAGCGAGCGGTCGACGCGGCTAGAGTCTCTTTCATGCGTGACGACACCAACAAAGAGCTAACCGATAAAGACAAGCGGTTGATTAAGTTCCTCACCGCTCATAAGCACACTTCACCCTTCGAGCACATGACAGCCACATTTCGATTGACGGTTCCTCTCTTCGTTCGCTCACAGATCATGAGACATCGAACCTTCTCCTATAATGAGGTGAGCCGGCGTTATACCTCTGAGAACATCCAAGTATGGAAGCCGGAGCGGTTGAGGAGACAGAGTGAGAATAATCTTCAATGCTCGGATGGAGACTTAGACAATCAAACCGCAATGAATATGCTTCATATCTCCCTTGGGACTTCGGTCAAGTTCTTTCATGAGCTGATCAAGGGGGGAGTGTCGAGAGAGCTTGCTAGAGCTGTTCTCCCTCAGGCGACCTATACCACTTTCTACATGACCGGCAATCTCCACAACTGGGTCAAGTTCTTGAAGCTCAGGAATGATGAACACTCACAACCTGAGACAAGAGACGCGGCCCACGCTATCGAGGAGATGTTGTTAGAGCTGTTCCCAGTCACTATGCAAAGTCTCTTCGATGGGGATAAGTCATGAGAGCGATTGTCTCAAGGGCGAGGGAGCTGAAGCGCCAAGGCTTAACGATTGATGCAGTAGCGCAACGTCTCAAGGATGAAGGGTGGAAGACTCAGAAGGGGACTTCTCCGGACCGGTCAACAGTGGCCAAATATACGAGGGGATTATGTCCTCAGATCAGAGTAGTGAGATGAATGATATAGATGTACAAGTTGGACAGAAACGCGCACGCGAAGTCATGACCACCTTGGCGCAGCTCCGACAGCGCTTAGTGTATGAAGGCGATCTCTCAGAGGAGAGTCAAAACTTGTATACTCAGATAGAGCAGACACTACACCAAGCGATAGGAGAGCTTTATGGCTGGAAGAGCGAAACGACAGACCACCAAGAGACAGAGAACCAAGAGTCAGAAGGCGACCAAAGAGGAGATCATCGAGAACCTCAAGACCGGGATGACGATTGAAGCGGCCGCTTTACTAGCCGGTGTCTGTAGACAGACCTACTACAACTACAGAGAGAAGGACTCTAAGTTCGCTGAGGAAGCCGACCAGGCTAGCCGGTGGGCTGAGGCCATATGTTTAGAGCGTATTAAACAAGCGGCGATGGATCGCATGGATTGGAAGGCTTGGGCATGGATACTCGAAAAGCGGTTTCCGGATGACTATGGCAAGCGCCAAGAACTACAAGTCACAACCGAGTCATCAAGCGATGGGACCGCTGAAGTCCTCTCCATGATGGAGCAGATCAAGAGCTTAAGAAACACAACCGACCCCACCGATGAAGGTGAGGCCGGCGGTTCAACCTGACAACAGGATAACGACAAGTGACATCATATCATGTCAGACATTAAACTCAACCCGCTTCAACTAGAGATCATCTCGCGTATCACTGATGAGCAAAAGATCATTGCGGCTCGATGTGGATGGGGGAGCGGTAAGACCTCAGCGCTTGTCTTCTCTATTTTGTATCTTGCCAAGACTCGACCGGGGACAAGCTCTCTCTTAGTCACTGATACGAATCCAAGATATAACTCTGTCTTAATGCCTGAGATGGAGAAGTGGTTAGGTCCTCTTGGTTGGACATACAACCACACCTTGAGGCAGTGGACCGACCAACACACCGGATCAAGTGTGTGGTGTCGCTCCTATTATCGACCGGGAACAAGAGACGCGACCCATAATCCACTTGAAGGTCTCAACGTCACAAGCGGTGTGTGTTTGATTGATGAATGTCAGACGCTCACTGAGGAGGTAGCTCACAAGGCCCTTGGTCGATTGAGAGCCGGCCCATCTCCCATCATGATCCTCGTTGGTCTCCCGGTCGCTGATGCTTGGTGGTGTCAAATGGCAGAGAACGCCGGTCAGCTCCCTCTCCTCTTCACCTCCTATGTCAACGAGGAGAACTTGGCGGCGGAGTGGTTCGAGGCAACAAAGCTCCTTCCAAAAGAGGAGCGTGAAGCAATGGTGATGAACAAGCCGAGACCCCCAAGCGGCCTCATCTATCAAGAGTTCACTGACTCTCATATTATCGATGGGTGGACCTATCGGGAGGAGATGACAGGGCGGATCGCTATTGATTGGGGATTCCGCAAGCCTTCAGTCTTGATCATCTGTCACGATGAGGAGCTCCAAGCGGATGTCATCTGTCATGAGTTCAATCCAAGAGAGGTCACCACTGAGCAGCTCACCACATTGATTCTCTCTATAGCTTGGCCAAGGTCACACAAAGACAAGGCCCCTTCTCCTCGAATATGGTTAGACACCGGAGTGGCAGACAAAGCGGGAAAGGCGAGGAATGACCAGACAGGGCGAAGCGCTTTTAGGGTGATGAGAGCCGAACCACCAAGAGGTCTTGGGCTTCCTCTTCGATCAACAACCGATCCAATCAAGGTCGATGTACTGAACGGTATTCAAAGACTCAAGAGAGCCTTCAACTCAAGGCGCTATCTGATCACCAAGGAAGTTTGGCAGAGGGGCGAGCGAGCCACCGGAAACAGTATAAGAAAAGCGCTCCTCTCTTATGGATGGGACAACAAAGAGCAACCGAAGAAGGACGGAAGAGAAGACCCATTGGACGCGCTTAGATATGATTGCATAATCTTTAACTGGGCAGATGCTACAGATCAAGGATACAAGCCTCGTTCAAGAGGTGCTAAAGTCAACCGGCGAGTGAAGGTTGGAGGCAGTAAAACAAGGAGCTTCTAATGGAACTAGTCGAGACGAAACTAGCAATCGTTCTCCTTGACCTCATTGGGTCCACCAAGTTTGTCCAACAGGTGGGAGCGATGAAGGCCGCTAAGTGGCTCCAGTATCACGACCGGTTAGCGCGGTCGCTTGTCTATAAGTTTGAAGGGCGAGAGATCGACAGGTCAGACGGTTTCCTCCTGAGCTTTGAGCGACCTATAGACGCGGTGAACTTCGCGCTGATCTATCAACAGACAGTCCCACCGAAGACCAAACTTGGATGTAGAATCGGGATTCACTGGGGGACTATCGTTGAGGTGAAGCAGAGTGAAATCTTTACGGTGACCGGGGCCAAGTCGATCGAGCTTGAAGGGATCGCCAAGAATATTGCGGCTAGAACAATGTCACTCTGTCAAGCCGGTCAAGTTCTCCTGACTAAAGAGGCGATGACAGCTATCAAGGGGAGGACCAACCACTGGACACCCAAGGGGACAAGATACGCTTGTGTTGGTGAGTATCGCTTTAAGGGAGTGAGAGAGACTCAGATCATCTATGCAGTTGGATCAACCATCGACTCTCTCCAACCTCCTCCAAGCTCAGAGAAAGTGAAGCGGATCGCCGGTCCCAATAAGATCAAGAGCCGAATGAGAGACAGGGAGCTCCGCGAGTGGGCTTGGTGGTTCACTAAGACTCTAGCTCTCATTATCTCCTTT